GCTTTTTCGTGTAATGCTCAACTGAACTGTCAATTGCTTGCTCAGCGCCTTCAATAGTTTCTCGACGAGTAACGTCGATCCAAGTCTCTTTATTAGGGTCTTGGTACTCGGTTTGATAAAATCCATTAGGTAGTTGCACTATACGCCAATTGGCTTTTTCAGATACATGCTCCCATAATTGTTTGGTTTCATCGGAAATTTGTGGTTGACTAGACCACGATTGAGTCTGATAATAAAACGTCATAGTTTTTGGTTTAATTGTTATTATTTGGTTTGCACTTGCCCGTGCCGGGTTTATTTTTTGGCTTTATGTTTTTTTCTTATAGCTTCTTTACCTCTTTTAGCTATTGCAGCTTGTTGAGGTTTTCCAGCTACTTTAGCTCTTTGCTCTAATACAGTTAATATCTGTATTTTTCTAGCAAATGGCTTTCTAATTTTTTTTACTTTTGCTACAGTAGCTCTAGCATCTGCAGGAGTTTTAAACTTAATACTTACTGTATCTTTTGGGTTTTCATCAGTATATAAACGTCTACCGCTGCCTTTTGGTTTTTTACCAGTACCTTTTTTAGGATCTGGCTTCTTTTTTCTAGGCATTATTTTTTATGTAATTTTTGTATTGCAAAATTAAAAGACTGGCTAGCTCCTTTATGTTTTACGAAACCTCCTTTTGGATCTTTCATTAATTTAGGCATACCTTTACTAGACTTCATCCAGTGATAACCTTTAGGTGCTTTTACTTTCATATTACTTTTTTTTATGCATGTTAATAAACCAGTTAGCTAGTTGTTTATCTCTTGGTGTAGCTGTTTTTCTAGCTTTAAGCTTTTTAGCTTTAGCTATAGTTACATCTCCACCGTATAACTTACTTATTCTAGCTTTTAAAACACCTCTATATGTTTTTCCAGGCTTTTTCATTTTTTCTTTTTAACACCTAGTCTTTTGTTTACTATGTTTCTAGTAGTAATCATTTTACGAGCATAGCTAGGTCTTTTATTTCTATTAAAAACAATTTGCTGATTTAAGCTACCAATAATAGCTCGTTTGTTTCCACGTCTAGATTTAATAAGCCAAGTAGCAAGCGCTGCTGGTTTTAAATCTTTAAATTTACCTTTAGCATCTGCATACTTAGAATCTTTCCAAGTGGGTCTTTTAACTGGCATGAAAATTTATTTTATAATACTGTTTAGTTTACTCTAGGAAGATCTCTAGCAGCTTGACTTCTAGAATCTACTTGTTGAGGTCCTGTTGAAGTCATTACTGTTACCATTGTTCCAGTATGTTTACCAGATGCTTTATCTTTTTCGGCTTGAGCTTTCATAGCGGCTTTTTTACCTCTTTTTCTACTCGCCGCTCTTTCATCTTCACCAGGAGTTATTGCTTTAGGTTTACCGTACATTTTAGCACCGTGATCCATTTTAGGTTTGTCACCGTACATCATAGGTTTACCTTGATTATAATCCATAGCTTTAGCCATTTCAAAGTCCATTGCTTTAAAGTTCATAGGACTATCTTTTTTTGCATGGGCCATTTTAGCTCTTATATCCATCATTTTAGCTTTTCCTACGTACTCTAGTTCTGGATTTTTTTCAGCTAAAGCTTTTAGTCCTGCTGATTTAGGCTTATGTCCCATCATAGGTTTGTTGTGTTTTCCTGGCATAATATTATTTTTTACGTTTATATATTTCTTTTAGTTTTTGTTCTACTGATACTTCCCAAGGAAGATCTCTTCTTCTAGTGTCTATTAATTTAGTAGGCACTTTAATCATTTTATTACTATGCTTGGGTTTGAACTCGTAGTTGTTTCTATCGAACTTTAAAACACCATCGCGTATTTGTTGTAAGTGCAATCGCTCATGCATTACTGCTTTTGCTTTTTGTCTAGCGCTAAGGTTTTTATTAATCTCTATAACACCGTTCATATCGATAGTACCCCAAACATTTTTTGGTAGCTTTTTTTCGAAAACTACAGATCTTTGCTCAGAGTGCTCAGCGTTAAAGCCAAGCACCTCTGGTATAGTTTTCATTTTAAAAGCCATATTACTATGCGTTTGTTACTGCACTAGCACCAAATACTTCAGCAAGCCATATTTCAGCAGCATTAGAAGCTCCTGAAGCTAGACATGTTATTCTTACTACTGTACCTATTGCAGCACTGTTTGGTATTGTAAGCGTATCACCTGCTACGTCAGTTATTGAAGTAGCACCGTTAAACCCGTACATTAAAAACTTATCATTACCGTCAGTACCGTTAGTATTAATAACTATAGTATGACCACTATCTACAGCTGTAGTATTTACAAAAGTATAAGTTAAACCTGCTTTATTAGCAGCGTCAATTGCAGGTAAGTTAAATATAATGTTATTAGTATCTGCATCACAATGTAAAATAGAACCTGATTCTCTAGCTGAAAGCGAAACAGTTTTATCTCCACCATCTGCAGTTATTAATTGTATTGGCATTTTAAATCCAAAACCATATCCTAATCCAGCTATACTAACATCTGATGGTGCTGAACCTCCGTCGTGAACTCTTGCTACTTCAGTACCGTCAAATTGTTTAATTATAAGATCATTATCTGTTTTACCAGCTTGTAATCCAGATGAGTAAATATTTCCGAAACCTAGATCTGAACCACCTAATACCGCGTTTACATTTCCAGGTCTTATACTAGTTATACTTCCATTACCTATAACAACAATGTTATCTCCTTGTCCAGCAGCTCCGTTACCAATTACTGTTTGATTAGAAGCACCAACAGCAGAGAACGATGTATTATATCCTATAGCTGTATTTCCAGATCCTGTTGTAACTGCGTCGCCTGCTAAACCACCTACAATAGTGTTTTGTACTCCTGTACTAACAGAGTTACCTGCTTGATCACCAATAGCAACATTATAAGTATCTGTTGCGCCACTAGGCTCTTGAGTCGCTAAAGAGTTATTACCTACTGCTACAGCTTTACTACCATCTATGTTAGTTTCAAGAGATCCGTGACCAATTGATATATTTTTAACACCAACAGTATTAGCAGCTAAAGCTCCTGATCCAATAGCAACGTTAAAACTACCCGTTGTATTTGCTGTACCAGCTTGATATCCTACAAAAGCATTTTGTGCACCTGTGTTAGTATAATAACCTGCTTTATAACCTACTGCTACATTGTAAGAAGAAGCAGTGTCTGAAGTAAATAATGCTTGATAACCTACAGCTACAGATCTTACACCTGTTGTGTTAGTGTCTAAAGCTTCAGTACCAACAGCTACATTTTCATCACCTGTAGTAGTAGCTGTACCTGCTAGCGCTCCAACAAAAGTGTTATTGCTAGCTGTAGTTACAGCTTTACCAGCTTCTGAACCTATGTAAGTACCTTTATCTCCATAAGTTGCATTATAACCAGCCTCAAAACCTACAGCAGTATTATGCTCTGGAATATTACCTCCGTCAGTGTTAAGTGTTCTTAAAGCGTCTTTACCAATAGCAGTGCTGTAATTACCAGTTGTATTTACTGCTAATGCGTTATACCCAACAACAGTGGATCCAGATCCTGATGTAATAGCTTTACCAGCGGCATTACCTATTAAAACGTTTTTTCCTGAAGTAGTAGTTATAGCTGATCCAGCGTCAACTCCAATGGCAACATCACCTGTACATGTTGTAGCTGCGCCAAGAGCATTATGTCCTATAGCTATATTCTGATCACCTGTAGTTATTGCGTCAAGCGCTGTAGCTCCAACTGCAATGTTGTTTTGTGCCGTACTGTCAGTAGATGTAGGATCATGGCCAATGTATAAAGAGCCATCAGCAACAAGCACGTCAGATAAATCATTTAAACTTAATGTGTCCCAAACCGGGGTTACGCCATCGCCTGATGACTGAAGATATTGACCAGCTGTTCCAGGTGCTCCGTCAAAGTTTATTTCACCAGTTACGTTTACATCGACTAGTGTGGTTACGCCAGTAACACCTAATGTTCCGCCTACTGTTGCATTACCTGTTATAGTAGCATTGCTACTTGCTGATATTGTTGTGAAAGATCCTGCTGCTGCAGATGATCCTCCAATTACTGTGCCATCGATAGCACCACCGTTTATGTCAACAGTACCAAATGTAGTTGTGTCTTCTGCTGTAGTTGCTAAGTACGTTTGTAGCGCACTCAATGAAAACTGCTTTGTTGTACCGTCAGCTTCTCTTCCTAACAGAAACTCAGTTCCGTCGATGCTACTGTCAATTGTGTATGTACTTATTCTTGCCATTATTTGTTTTTATTTGCAATTATTTTTTCTAGTTCCTTTTCCGTGACCACCTCTATTAGCTTTTACGGACACAAAACGCTTTTTAGTGTGGTCATAGTCTTTGCCCTTAATATTTTTACCAGCTTTTATCGCTTTTCTGCGCTTTCTCTGGTTTTCTGCACGCATTTTCTCGCGGCGACGTGTGTTAGCTGCGGCTAGATCTCTTTTTCGCTTAGCTACTAGAGCTCTAGATGTCAATTTTTGCGGCATAATTTAATTTTTTAATTACAATTGTATTAATCACACAGTTATTTACGGTTTTAAGGTATTATTTTTTACTTAATTTTACAAAAGTGTGACAATAGGGTATTACTTATATACTTTAACAGGCTTATGTCACTGTTTTAAATAAAAAAGTTGTAATAAATAGTGGGTATTTGTTCTGCACCTAACCTATTGACTATCAGCCAGTTACGTAAACGCTTTTTTTAGCCCCATGGGCCCCCTGTTTTGCCAGTTTTGCCGTATTATTTCTGCATTTAGCCCCCAGCTAGGCCCCCCACCTCACGTCTGGAACTACTATACTCACAATATTAATACGATGCGATAAAGATAATATAATAAACTTTACACTATGATAAAAATAAATTCTTACTTCAAACAATTAACTTTCATGTTATTAAAAAAAGAAAATGTTAAACTTTCAATTATAAATAATATTTTATATATAAAAGAAAATAAAAATAATATTAACATAATAAACTTACTTAATAAAAATTATATAGAATATAAAATACTTACAAAATAAATACTAACAATATTAGATAATATAATAAAATAATAATAACAATTAAAACTTAAAACTATGCAAAATTTAATTTCAAAAAGATTCGTAATCAGAAAATCTTTAATCGGTAAAAATCAAATCATTGAAGTAACTTTCAAAAATGGTAAACAAGTAACATACAATCATGATAAAGTATATGAAATCATGAAAGGTAAACTAGAAAATATGCCTTGCTTTGAAAAGTATAAGTCTTACACTTCAAGCACTTCAATACCAGTAGTACTACGCGACAAAGAGCTCGTGTAGTAATACAAAAAGTGTGACAAAAGCTAGTTACTAATATATCTTAACTAGCTAATGTCACATGTATAGCATGTATAGCACTTCGCTTCGCCGCACACAAAATAAATACGAACGCTTACAGATAATATAATAAAATTAAACATGCAAAATACTATTAAATTCTTAAAAAATAATAAAATACAATTATTAACCTCAACTAAATTTCACTATTCATCACTACATTTACTAAATAAATACTCTAATCCACCTCAAAACAATATAGTTTACTATAAAATAAATAATAATTACTATTACTAATAAAAAAAGCAAACACAGAGAGTGTTAGTGCAATACTACCTCGACTATTTACACAATAAAATAATTAATCACCTTTAAAACTAAATAAAATGAGAAGATTTACTCACAGAATACTATTGACTATCAACAACTTACACACTAAAGTATATAATTTTCTTGGTCCTGCACCTAATGAAACTAAGTGGTAACACAAATTAAATACAATAAAAGTAAGATAATATAATAAAATAATAACTAATAAAATAAATAACTATGTACAAAACTAATATACAAGCTTGGCAAGAAGTAATGAGAAATATAGATCAAGCAGAAAAGCACAAAGCTATATGTCAAAGACTATTTGGTCAAGATAACCTTGTAGGTTTAAGTAATAAACAAAGAGATTTATTTTACAAATCACTATAATAAATAACACTATGCAACAACTAGATAAAATGGCACAAGAAGTATTTGGCGAGTTCGGATTCTCTACGTGTACTTCAGACCAACAAGAAACATTATTAACTAACTATTTAAACTTTAAAAGACTATGCAATTTATAGACGCTAAATTCAAAGAACTAGACGCTCAAGGTCTAATTACTAAAAAACTTCAACAAATCGACGAGTTTGAAGCTAACTACAATCCAAATACTTCAAGCAGAGCTATGAAGAAATGGTGTACTGACTACGAATATCGTAAGCGTGAGTGGGAGTTTCGTCAAGCAGTAGGAAACTATGCTAAGTATAATGCACATAAAACACTAGTATAATATGTACAGAATAATATATCACTCAGTTTATGGATCAGAAGAAATAGATGTAGCGGAAAGTAGACGTGAAGCTATAAGACTAGTAAACGAATATAAACTAGCATTTCACTCTAATAATATAAGTTTCACAAAATAAATACAATTACTAATAGATAATATAATAAAAAAACTATGCAAACAATTAAATTTATATCACCAAATAAAATCTTACTTAATAAAAAGTTATATAAAGGCTATACAATAAGTGAGTTACCAACAAAGTTTGCTTTTATATACAATGAAAATAAAGAGCAAGATGGTATTAGCGAATGGTTTAACTATAAAGGTTTAACTTATGTTAGTGAGTAATATGAAAGAGCTATGCAATTACTCTATACAACAAAAGAAATTACGTGCTGCGGAGCATAGACGCAAGTACGAACACTACGGAACGTGCAGTGGACTTACTCAGTCGGAGTATAATAAAATGACTGTAAGACAAAAGACTACTTTTTCGAAAGCTAGAAAGTTCACTCACAACCGTATGTGGAAATATAATAACTTAAAATAAACACTATGACAAATTATCAAAAAGAACAATTTATGCTCGAAGAGCAGTTTGTAAAGCGTATGCTTATCGACTATGACATTAGAGAAATAACTACAAGTAGGCAAGCTAAAAATGGCACTAGACAATTTAAAATGCCTACAGGCCAAGAAATAGCTTCATACAAATCAGGTATGGTACGCAGGTGTGACAGTAGTGATAGAATATATCAACTAAATCCTAAGTACAAAACTAAAACTAGATGGGTGTTTCTAACTGATAATGGCTTAGAAACTAAAGAATATGACACGTGGGCAAGAGCCGCTGTGTATTCACCACTAGCAAGATTAAACTTTATACTAAAATATTACCTTAAAAACTATGCAAAATGAGTGTAACTAAAGAAATAGATCAAGTAGCACAAGGTGTTGCTGATCACATAAAAGAAATAATATATGACACTGTTGAGTGGCAAATAGCAGACTTTCCAGTAAATGGCGACGAGTATAATGCTATACACAGCGCCGTTATGAAGCGTGCTATCGAGTATTTGTACGCTGACACAAATTAAATACGATTACTCGTAGATAATATATATGTAACAAATAAAATAAA